GGCTGATGAAGAGAAGTCTGCTGGCATCAAGATTATGGCAGAGTGATGGACCCGTTTGCTGATCGTATGGCCGTCGTTGGCTATCTCGCCGAGAGGCTAGACACTGTAAATAGCGAAGCCGGCAAGATGAGCATTGAGCACGCTATCAGGCTTCTGCTGGATAGCGTTGGCCAGATTATCCATCCGGACGATCTTCTATATATGAAGCCTAAAGGTATCGCTTGACCGACTGTCAAATATTATGGGCTATGATCGGTGTAGGAATTGTTTTCTACATCGGCATAGTCATCGGCAATGCCGAGTATGACGTAGAAGATCTGAAAAAGTTATGATCAATTGCCTATGAGATAGTTAACGATACCAGCAATAGAAATAATTCCGACTAGCAAGCATATAACAAATGTGTGCTCGCCTTCCCACTTAACTGGAAGCCATCTTAATCTTGGCAGTCTGAGAACGACACCAATGCGAGGGCCGCTTCGGCCTACGCTCATATAGCCCCTAGCCATGATAATTCGCTCCAAGAGCGTAAATAACAATCAGGACAACAACCACCCACATGAAGCCGTCGTATCGGCGTCTACCGCGCTGTTGAAGTGCGTCTGTGACACCAGCGGCTATCTTCTGCTCCAGATCGGACATCGTCGTTCTCCTTTCAACATGGAGTTATAGAGCATTGGGAATCAGGAGTCAATATGGCCCGGAGAAAAAAGTCAGTGGAGCAAATTGCTCCTGACGACTTTCCGCAACCGCAACCAGGCCCGCAAACGACATTCCTTGGAACCGACGCTGATATTGCAATTTACGGCGGTGCGGCCGGCGGTGGTAAGAGTTTTGGACTTCTGCTTGAGGCGACTCGCTTCGTTAACCATCCAGGCTTCGGTGGCGTCATCTTCCGACGTACCCTGTCTGACGTCAAGAAGGAAGGCTCGATCTGGGACTCATCGTTCCACGTATTCCCTTATTGGGGTGGCCGTCCTCGCATGGACAACCTGTCGTGGCGCTTCGGAGGAGTTGGCGGCGTAGCGATCACATTCTCCCACCTTGAGCATGAAAAGAACATGCTCGACTGGATGGGCGCGCAGGTTCCGTTCATTGGCTTCGACGAATTAACGCACTTCTCCAAGAAGGCGTTCTTCTACATGCTGTCGCGTAATCGAACGACTTGCGGCGTCCGGCCGTATGTTCGCGCGACCTGCAACCCTGATGCAGACTCGTGGGTCCGCGAGTTCATCAGTTGGTGGATCGACGATAAGTCTGGATTCGCCATCATGGAGAGATCCGGCATTCTCCGCTGGTTCATCCGCGACGGCGACAACATGATCTGGGGCGACTCCAAGGAGGAGTTGACCGATTCTCATCCAGGCTCGATGCCTAAGAGCGTCACATTCATTCCATCGACGCTCGATGATAACAAGATTCTTTGCGAGCAAGATCCGAACTATCGAGCCAACCTGCTCGCCCTTAGTAAGGTTGACCGCGAGCGCCTGCTCAATGGTAACTGGAACATCCGTCCGTCGTCTGGTCTCTACTTCCAAAGGCATTGGTGCGAGATCGTTGACGTCATCCCAGCAGGCACGAAGTTCGTTCGTGGTTGGGACAAAGCAGCGACTCCAAAGACGGAACAGAATGATCCGGACGCGACGTGCGGAACCAAGATCGGGCGATGCCCTGACGGTCGTTTCATCGTAGCCGACCACATCAAAATCTTTGGCGCTCCAGAGCGTGTCAAAGGCATCATGCGCACGACTGCCGAAAGAGATGGTCGTGCGTGTCGCATCCATGTTCCGCAAGACCCAGCATCGGCTGGTAAGGCTGATATGGAGGCAGATCGTAAGAACCTAGCAGGGTTCAATGTCCGTTTCGCCGTCAACGCTCGTGGCATCCCAGGTGGAGACGCCAAACTAACGCGTTTCTCACCGTTCTCTGCACAGGCCGATCCTGGCACTAACGGAAAATACGGCAACGTCATCGTACTCCGCGGCAACTGGAATGAGACCTGGTTTAACGACCTGGAAGCGTTTCCTGAATCGAAACATGACGACTCCGTCGATTCAACCTCGGAAGCCTTCAACGGATTAGCCGGCAGGTTCGCAAGAGGCGAAGCGCTTCTCATGCTTACGACGCAAGAACGGTTGGCTTCACCAGAGCCTAAGCCGGAGCCCATCACGATCGAATATGCGAAGGGCTCGGTGGAATACCAGGAGCAATTCGATAACCAATAAGGTTCAGACATGCCCCAAGGCGGTGTGAAAACCCCAATTTCAACGCCCGCAATGAGGGCTGGGTTCCAGGATGGCCAATGGCTGTTCTCTCCTGGCACTCCGCCAGACCCGCCTGCTGGGCCGATGCCTACTCGGTCGTTAGACTTCCCGACCGGCTACAACATGATCTGGACGCCGCGCTCGTATGAGCCGTTCGCGTTTCCAGAACTACGTGCATTCTCAAACGTCGAACTGGTTAGGCTCGCCATAGAGACCCGCAAGGACCAAATTTCTCGTCTCGATTGGTGCGTAAAGACTCAAGTAAAAAAGAAGCCCCGCGGCGACGCCGACGAGCGTATTTCCAAGTGTGAAAAACTATTTCGCAAACCTGACGGGCGAACGCGCTTCGCTGATTTCACGAGGCATATGGTCGAGGACATGCTCTCGATCGACGCTACTGCAATCGAGCGGCGCCGAAACAAGTCAGGAGATCTCATCGGCCTCAACTTGGTCGACGGTTCGACAATCAAACTTCTCGTTGACGAGTATGGTCGCACTCCATTCGCTCCGCTTCCTGCGTACCAGCAGGTCATCAAGGGCGTTATTTGGAACGACTTAACGACTGACGACATGATCTACGCACCGCGCAATGTCCGCGCTGGCCACCTGTACGGCTTCGGTCCGGTAGAACAGATCATCGTCACGATCAACACGCTAATGCGCCGTCAGGCTTTGCAACTGGCCCAATTCACTGACTCGAACATCCCGGCAGGCTTCCTGTCGATGCCTGACGAGTGGGAACCGGACCAACTGAAAGAGTGGCAAGACAATCTTGATGCGCGTCTCTCTGGCAACCTAGCTCAGCGTTCCAAACTTCTTTCTGTACCGAATGGCACAGAATACCAGACTTGGAAAGAGGCGCCCATCAAAGATGAGTTCGACGAGTGGCTGGCCCGTATCGTCTGTTATGCTTTCAATCTGCCGCCCACGCCGTTCATCAAATCGATGAACCGTGGCACTGCGCAGGAAGATCAAGACCGCGCCCTTGAGGAAGGTCTTGAGCCCATACTTCGATGGCTCAAAGGCATCTTCGACGGGATCATCCAAGACGACATCGGCTTCCCCGAGCTTGAATTTTCTTGGGTCACGGTTCGCGACATCGACATTGAGAAACAGTCTCGCGTCCATGACGTTCAGCTTCGCAATGGCACCAAGTCAATCAATGAAATCCGAGACGAACTCGGCATGAAGGAGTTGGGTCCAGAAGGCGATATTCACTACGTTTACACCGCCACCGGCGCGATGCCTGTCGACAAACTTGAAGATCAAGCCGAAGCGCAGATTGACTCTTTGGAACAGCCACCGGCGGGAGCCACCAGCTCCACGAAACCAAAAAGCTCCAAAGACAGAGCGCGTCCGAAAGCGACATCCTCTTCGCCGTCTCCTCAGCGCAATAAGCCACAGACTCAATAGTCAATTCTGAGGAAACATGAAACGCGTCATCATATCTGTCGTCGCGTTTATCGCGGCGTCTAGCTCCACGTTTGCACAAGCCATCGTTCCAGTAGGAACGGTCGACATAAATTTCACCTCGACTACGCCCCAGTTTCTCGTGGCCGCCCCTACTGCCGGTCGAACCAGCGTGATTCATTATCATATTATCTCGGCTGGCACGACAAACTTCTCACTAGTCTATGGCACGCAGTCATCTACCCCGTGTGACACCAATCAGGTCACGATCGACGGTCCTATGTCGTTGACATCGCAAAGTGGCCTCTCCGCTGGAGACGGCTCTGGCGCTGTGATCACGATTCCATATGGCCAGCAACTTTGTGCGGTGTCGTCTGTAGCGGTTCAGATCGGCGGATCTATGACTTACTACTTCAGACCGTAATCGGTTTACTTCATTCAATAGGAATTATCATGGCTACTTTTAAGCTGATGCCAGTCAGCCCTCCGCATAAGATGACGGTCGGCGGCCGCACATATACCGGCGTTGCTGGTGTCCCAATTGATGCTCCCGATTTTGACGCAGCGATCTTGACCGCTGGAAACAATGGTTGGGTATCGATTGGGTTTAGCGGCACCACGGCCCAGCGCCCCGTCAACCCGCCAATCGGCGCACTCTTTCATGACAACACCCTTGGGTACGTCATTGTCTGGGAAGGCGCTGCTTGGCGTAACCCGTCGACAGGTGCATCAATCTAATGCGCTTCTATGGCTCGTTCTCAAAGGTCAATCAGGAGGAGCGAACCGTTAGCGGTTATGCTTCGACAGAGGCCGTAGACGAAGTCGGTGAACGTATCCTCAAGAGCGGCATCGAAGAGGCGCTCGCTGACTACATGAAATTCGCCAACATCCGAGAGATGCACGAACCGTCCGCGGTCGGCATCGCCTCTGATGCTTTCGTCGATGACAAGGGTCTCTACATCACTGCGAAAGTGGTCGACTCCCAAGCTTGGGAGAAGGTCACTGCCGGTGTCTACAAGGGGTTCAGTGTCGGCGGAAGGGTGCTCAAACGCAATGACACGGATCGCCGCGTCATTGAGAAAATGCGACTGTGCGAGATTTCTCTCGTCGATCGTCCCTGTAACCCCGAAGCGGTTTTCGATGTCTACAAGGCAATCGACGCTGACGAAATCGGAGAAGACATGACCGTTAAAGAAAAAACGGCGGGCGTCGAGGAAGTCATCCTCGAAAAGTCCGTTGATGATAAGGCCACCGAAGAGTTGGTCGTTGTAGAAACTGCCACCGAGACGGTCGAGAAGGTCGTCGACGAAGTGGTTGCCGAGGAGACGGTTGATCCGGTCGCTAAGGCTGATGCTCTCCTGTCCGAGATCGAGGCTTCCCTGAAGTCGGTCGAAGGCGAAGAGGTTCAAAAGTCTGCTGACGAGATGATGGCAGAGCTGAACACGATGATCGAAGGGCTTAACTCCAAGCTCGACTCATTCGAAGCCCAGCTTGCCGAGAAAGAGGTCGAAAAGGCCGCTCTCGCAGAAAAGATTGACACCCTGACCAAGGCCGCTTCCGTAAAGGAAGAGGCTCTCACGGACAAGGGAGAGTTCATTGCCAAGTTCGCCGACAGAACATCGGCTGCGATTGAGACGCTGACGAAGCGCCTTGATGAGCAGAAAGAGGCTTTCGAGAAGCGCCTTGAAGAGGTGCGTGCGGAAGCCATGCTGATGCCTGCCCCTGCGAAGACGCTTGGTCCCGGCGCTGGCATTGCTGGCGTAGTCGAAAAGGGCGCGGACGCCGCTGGTGTTCCTGTCTCCGACAAGCGCACAGAACTTTCCGATGAGGAAATCGGCAAGGCTCTAGCGTCCATGTCGCCGAATGATCAAGCCCTCGCGCTGATCAAGTCGGCCCTCAAGTTTCCGCGTCAGATCGCGGTTCGCTAACACCCCATCCACCAACGCCCCGCCTTAGTGCAGGGCTTATTTTTTGAGAGAAAAATGACTGAAGAATTCCGCAAGTCGGTTATCGACTCGCTTAAGGCGCCGAGCGAAGACATCGCTCGCACCATCATGCAGCAGGCTGGTATGAGCCCTGATGCAATCAATAAGGCCGCTACGATCACGCAGGCCACTGGCCTCGTCGCGTTCGACCTACAGGCTCCTGCGAAGAACCTCTACCCGGTTAACACGCCGATCCGTAACAAGCTTCCCCGCGTCGGCGGTGGAGTTGGTACTGCGACGAACTGGCGCCAGGTGAACGCTATCATCGGGTCGGGCTTCGACGCGATGGGCTGGGTTCCGGAAGGCCAGCGCGCTGCGCAGATGTCGTACAGCACCTCGAACAAGTCAGCTTCTTACGTCACGATCGGCGAAGAAGAGGGCGTCACGTTCGAAGCGATTGGCGCTGCTCGCACGTTTGAAGACATCCAGGCCACTGCCACGATGCGTCTTCTCCAGAAGATGATGCTCAAAGAAGAAATGGCCGTCCTGTTCGGCAACGCCTCGGTTGCCCTCGGAACGCCGTCTGGCTTGGCCCTGACCGCTCCGACTGGCGCTTCGCCGGTTGGCTCGACCACGACCTTGTCGGTGTACGTTGCCGCGCTCACGGGCGAAGGCTGGAACAACGCCACCAAGGCTGGCACGCTTGCCACTGCCACGACCAAGACCATCACTGGCGCTGACGGACAGACGTTCGTTCTTAACGGCGGCACGTCGCATCTGTCTGCGAACGCTACTCAGTCGGTCACTTCGGCTCAGTCGCTTGCTTGCACGGTCACTCCCGTTCAGGGCGCGGTTGCGTATGCTTGGTTCGCAGGTACGGTTGGGGCTGAGACGCTTCAGGCGTTCACCACGATCAACTCTATCGTGTTCACGTCAACTCTCTCGACTACCAACCAGGCCGCTTCGGCCGTAACTGCTGACTACTCGACCAACTCGACAGCTTTCGACGGACTGTTCACGACTGCCGCTAAGTCTGGTTCGGGCGCCAACGTGACCTATCTGGCCACTGGCACGATCGGAACCGGTACGGCTCTGACGGCTTCTGGCCGCGGCTCGGTCAACGAGATCGACGCCATGATGCTCAACATGTGGAATACCTACCAGGTGTCGCCTGACGTTCTTTACGTCAACGCGCAAGAGCTGAAGAACATCACGACCAAGTGCCTTTCGTCTTCGGGTGGCGCGTCGCTCGTGAACTACTTCCAAGATCCGAAGGCTGGCGAGTACATCGTCACTGCCGGCGGCGCGGTGCAGTTCTACTACAACCCCTTCATGACATCCCCCGAGGGCTCGTCGGGTCATCGCATCCCGATCAAGATTCATCCGAATCTGGCGCCGGGCACGATCCTTGGCTGGGCGCACAACCTGCCGATCCAGTATCAGTCGAACAACGTCCCGAACGTGGCGGAAGTCAAGACCCGCAACGATTACTACCAGATCGATTGGCCGCTCACGACTCGTCAGCGCCAGGTCGGCGTTTACGCGGAAGAGGTTCTTGCCGTGTACGCGCCTTTTGCCATGAGCGTCATCAGTAATATAACGAACGGATGATGTAATAGCTTGCGTTTGCTTTTATTGCTTGCGCATTGCTATTGACTTATGCTATTGACGACCCCTTGGATATAAAAATTCAAAGGGGTCGTCTTGATTATTCATCGCGCTGGATAGCAACCCCAATAGAAGGCATTTATGGCCAAGAAGAAACTCATAGCCCAGCAGGGCAGCGACGAGGTCAACATCGACTCCGTCTCCTACAAGGTTAATCCGACCGATCACACAGTTGACGTTCCGGAAGAGTCTGTCGGCCCGCTTCTTGAGCGTGGCGGTTTTTCATACGCCGAACCAGTCAAGGCGCCGGTCGGTTTCGTGGTCATGAGCCACAAATCTTTAGAGTCTTTTTCTGTCGATGGTGCTAAGTTCGCCACGCAGGAAGATGGTTCATTTCTAATCCCCAGTGCTGCGCTTCGATCGGCTCTGGATCATGGATTCACCATCGCCGAATAAAGGACAGTAACAATGGCCGCGGGCGACCTCGTAACCCTACCACAGGCCGAGGCGTGGCTCGGAGTCACGTCAGATCCACTCAACATCATTGCTTCACTCATCTCTGCCTGCTCAACGCAAATCCAAAACTGGATTGGCTATCAGATAGCCACAGCGGCCTATATCCGCATTTTCAACGGAATCGGCGGACGGACGATCCTTCTCCCCGACAGACCGGTCAATACCGTAACGTCCGTCACTGTAGATGGGATTTCAATTCCGCAGGCGATCGTCCCTACGACTCCTGGCTTTTTGAACGACAACAAATTTTGCTACATGACCAGAGGTGGAAGATGGTCGAACGGCCAGTTCTCATGTGACCAGTTCACGCGTGGCGTTCAGAACGTCGTCATCAGTTACACTGCTGGCTATTCTACTGTCCCTACAGACATTCAGCAGGCTTGCCTGTTTTGGATCGCTCAGAATTATAGCCTGATCGGAGAAAATCCGAGCGTGAAACGCTATCGTGCTGGTGACACCGAGATCGACATGCAACTGACCACGATCATAGGCAAGACGACGCTACTTGTGCCGCCAATTATCGCCGCGATCCTCAACCCATACAAGAGGGTAGGTTACTGAAAAGCAAAAGCCGCCAGCTCTATGGCTGACGGCTTTACGTTGTGTTGCGTTGCGTTGCTGCGAGTGGCGTAGCGGTGCATAGCGCCGCGGGGCGTGAATACTTATTTCATAGCAAACGCCAATATGAAAGTCAATAGCATGCCGTTTGTCTATCCGCGACAAATTTCGATCTTTCGATGGACGACCGGTCTAAACCCCAGCGCACCTGGTCTGCAGCCCTATCAAGAGCCGCAGACGGCGGCCACCAACACCGCAATTTGGCAGACGACTCCGGTATTCACTGGCATCAAATGCAGCATCCAAGAGTATCGAAGCGGAACTAGGCCAATAGATAATCTGCCAGGCTCATCTCTTGTCACACCAACTGTCAAGATTTTCATTCCTCGTCAGCAGCTTTCTCTAGGTCAAGTTGTAGTTCGTGACTTCATAATGGACGATCTGGGGATTCAATACCAAGTAATTGATCCATATTGGAATAGTTTAGGTTACAGACTGTACACGGTTTACTTGCAACTTTGAGGCTACATGGCAGATTTATCCGACGTTGAGATCGGGCTTGCCACGCTCGTTTCAAGTATCATATACCCAAATGGTACGTCGCAGCCTTCTGCCGTACCTATAATTGCACCATATACCAGCCCTATACAATGCTTCATATATCCGGGGTGGCCGGTGCCCACAAAACTAGAGACCGACCTGACTGCCAACCCGCCAGTCGTTCATGTCTCGATCTATGCGATGCCAGGCCAAGAGCGCGACACACAACGCTACGAGCGCGACTGGACGGTTCCATTCCCGGTGACTCCGTCATTCACTGCGGTAATTGCCGGCAGGACGATCACCATTGGCGGTGCTGTCTCTGTCGGACATTTCGTCACCATCCACGTCAATGGCGCCGTCGTCGCATCTTATGCAGCGTTATCCACCGACACGCTGACCACTATGGCAACTGCACTCACTGCGCAGTTGGTTGCAGCCGGTGTGACCGCGACATCGGCAGGGCCGGTTATCACCACGCCGACAGACTTGCTGATCGCTCGCTGTGGTGCTCCTCAAACTGCCTACTTGGAAGTCGACCGGACGATGCAGCGCTTTTGCGTCACGGTCTGGGCTCCAAACAACGCTATACGCACCGCGGTAGCGAAGGTCATTCGCCCTGCTCTGGCGATTAACGATTTCATGACGATGCCTGACGGCTATGCCGCGTGGCTTCGATATGAGAGTTCGAACGATATAGACCGTGCAGACAAGCAAAGCGCTTCGTGCCGCGACATCCATTACTGGGTCGAATACGCGGTGACGCAGTCGAATACGGTCTACACGCTGACGACGTTCGTCAACGAAATCATGGCGCAAAACGCCGCCTACAAAATCAAACCCCTTCCCTGGCAAACTGGCGCTTTCGTTCCGCTTGTCACTCGCAACACTTAACAGGAGCATCCCTTGAGGATTCAACTCGTGGTCCGACACCCGTTCGGGTCATACCAGAAAGGTGATCATATCACCGATGAAGCTACCGTCGCCGCCCTCCTCGCTGACCGCGACCGCGCTGGGTATTTGATCCCGAAATCTAACGACGAGCCGGTCGCAGAGCCGGTCGCCGAAGACACCAAGTAATCACCCCAAATCACGGATTATAGCTAATGCCCATCGCTCTCATAGGGCAGACGAATGTGTCTGCTCTGAAGGTGCCGCAGACGCTCGTCCAGATCGTCCCGCCGCAATTCCTTTTCAACGGTGTTCAGACCAATGTCTGCGGCCTCGTCGGAACGGCTTCTTGGGGTCCGGTTAATCTGGCTCAGCCCTTCGGTTCCTACTACCAGTACGCTTCCATTTTCGGCCCGACTATCAACCGCACGAACGATCTCGGCGGCGCTGTTCTGCTTGCTACTGCGCAGGGCGCGGCTTATTTCGCTGGCGTGCGCGTCACTGACGGTACTGACACCGCAGCGAGCGCATCTGTTCTCGCCACCGGAGCCGCCGCCGCTTCTGGGACTGTGACTTACTCCACGAACCCGACCGCCAGCTCGACAGTTACTATCCAAGGCACGGTATGGACCTATGTCGCATCTCTCACCAGCGGAAACCAGCTACTCCTCGGTTCCACGCTGGCCGCGACGCTGGCGAACGCTATCGTAGCTCTCAACGCTTCGACGGATACCAACACGGCTCTCATGAGCTACTCGGCATCGGCGACGGTCCTTACGATCACTGCCAAGACTCTCGGCACGGCTGGAAATGCTTACACACTCGCTGCCTCAGTCGGCACGGTAAGCGCCGCTACTCTAGCTGGCGGTCTTGCTGGAACAGTCGGATTGACGCTGACAGCGAAGTACACCGGCTCGCTCGGCAATTCTATCACGTATGCGCTCCAAACTGGATCTGCCAAGGGATCGTACCGCATTGTCCTAACCGGCAACGGCCTCTCGACAGAAGTGTACGACAGCGTCGGCGCTGGCCTAACGGCGAACGCTCTCTGGGTTGCGATTGCCGCCGCCATTAACAACGGAACGTCAGCGCTTCGTCCAGGATCGAATCTGATTGTTGCTACGGCTGGCGCATCCACCGCCGCTCCAATCTCTGGAAGCACCGTGCTATTCACGGGTGGAACGGATGGCGTTACGTCTATCACCACTTCGGTTCTCCTCGGCGTTGACTCTGCTCCTCGAACTGGCATGTACGCCCTGCGCGGCCAGAACGTTGCGCAGGTTGCTCTGGTCGATTGCTTTGACCTGACTTGCCTCACCACGCAGATCGCGTTCGGCGCACAGGTCGGCGCCTACATGATCATGGCTACCGCACCCGGCGACACGCTGACCAGCGCCCAGACTGAACTCGGCTACTACGGCATCGACTCCTTCGTCGCCAAGGTGTTGTTCGGTGACTGGATCATCTGGACGGATACGGTCAACAACGTCCAGGCGCGCATGTCGTCTCCGGCGTCTGTCTCGATCGGATTCTTCGGCAACGCCTCGCCGCAGGTCAACTCGCTGAACAAGCCGCTGAACGGCTTCTGGGGAACCCAGTCGTCTGTCCAGGGCAAGACCTACAGTTACGCTGACCTTCAGGTGCTTTCGACGGCCCGCATCGACGTCATCACCGTCGACCAGTCGCTCTCGAACAACTGGATTCATCGACTCGGAATCAACACCTCTTCAAACCAGGTGATCATGGGTGACGAGTACACCCGAACGGTGTTCTTCCTCGCTCTGTCGATCCAGACGGTTGGCAACCAGTACGTCGGCGCCAACATGACACCGACCGAGATGCTGCAGGCCAAGACTGCCATCCAGCAGTTCCTTGCGCTATCCCAGAAGAACGGTCTCATCTACACGTTCGACGGAAGCCAAGCCTATCAGGTCGTCCTCGACTCTTCGAACAACAACCAGGCTTCTGCCGCCCTCGGTTATCAGTACGCCTTCGTGATGGTCGTCATTGGCCCGATCGTTCGCTACTTCGTGATCAACCTTGAGGCCGGTTCGTCAGTGGTGATTTCGTCCACGTCACCGACCAGCGGAACCATCACTCCCGTTTAATCTCGTGACTTGCGCTTGCGTTGTCTTTTAGTCAGCGCAAGCGCCGTTACTGACCACAGGAACATTTGCCTTGCCTATCCAAAATTTCAGTCTCGGTCATGATGTGACTGTGACGATCTACGACAACAATACGAACTCGCTCGTCTCCTTCCCGGCGCAGACCGGCTGGCAGGCGAATCCCATCTACAAGAACCTTAAATCTTCCCCGCTCAACAGTTTCCCTATCTACGCCGAAGTGCCTGATGGGTGGCGCGGTTCGTTCGACTTCGATCGTACGAACAACACCATCGATGTCTACTTCGCGAACTTCGAAGCAGCCTACTGGGCTGGCGGAAACCCGCTCGATGGTTCGATCACTGAGACCATCCAGGAAGACGACGGCACCGTGACGCAGTTCGTCTACGTCGGCGTTTCTATGCGGCTCGCCAACTCTGGCCAGTGGCGCTCGGGTGAAAAAGTTTCCCAGCGTATCGACTGGTCGTGCTCCACGCGCCAGCGCATTCTCTAACCCAGGAGTCTTAGGTGACGTCAATCAGCAACATCAACGCAGGTCATCCTCATCATCATGTTGCGGCTCCTACGCCGACACAGCAGGTCGTTGAGGACGCAAACCGTGTCGAGTACACGACCGATGCTCTCGGCCGCACGCTTGGCGTCACGCGACTTAACGCCAAACTCCGACGCCGCGTCGTGAAGGCACTATCTCCGTCACAAGGTGAGAAGTCGCAGTACCTCTTCATGGCGATGATTTCTTGCGCTTGCGTTTCGATTGATGGCACCCCAGTTCCGTTCCCTACGTCTGAGCTTCAGATCGACGCTCTGATTGATCGTCTTGAACAAGAAGGCATGGATGCCATTGGCCTCTGCATCGCCTTGAACTTCCCGGCCACGAAGGCCGAAGAACTAAAAAACTAGTAGGGGACTCTCACCGCAAGATAACAGCAAAGCTGCTGCGGTGCGGAGTCCCCTTTGATGTGGCTGAGTCGTGGTCTGACGAGGAGCGCGAAGCCTATTTCATTATCTTCTGCGAGCAGGACGGTCACAAGTACGACTGGAACAGAATGGATTGGATTAAGCAGTCATGATGTCGCCAGGCGAGTTCGCAGAAAAGCTTCTCGCCGCTGCACGGGCTGCCGAGACTGGCCTTGAGGTTCCGACCGCAGAGGCGATGACTCTGGTTGCAGAGAAAGCAAGATCGTCACTCGGCACCAGCGGATATGGATGGGCTCCTCACACAGAAACTACCATAGAAAGATGGGGAGAACATCCTCTCGGCATTTTGTCTGTAGAAACGCAAGGCGGCGTTGGCTCAATGGCGGCTGTCGCGCCGGGCGGCGCAGAAGGTCTCGTCTACGATACAACTCCACAGGCTGTGTTCTTTGAGATGGGCACCATTCACCAGCCTCCGCGGTCGTTCCTGTATCAGAGCATGGTCCACTCGCTCGACCAGATCGGAACCATATTTGCGGGCTTCGCAGAGAAACTTTTAGGAGGTCTTGGGTGATTTCAGCCGGCGAGGTCGGAGCAACTTTTACAATCAAGGACGACGCCAGCGCGATCCTTCAGAGGCTCGCCGACGAGTTCAACAAACTTCAAATTGTCATCGACAAGATTAAGGAATCCATCGCCAGCATAGGCGGTACGGACAGCGGTCTCGGAAAACTTCAAGAGCAACTCGGCCTTACAGGTAGAGCCGGGGCAGACGCATCTCAGGTTATTACAGACGCCTTTGGCAAGGTCGATGGGGCCGTTGATACCGCCATTGGTCGCGTCAACGCTCTCAAGGATAGTTTCGTTCAAGCTGCAGAGGCAGCAAAGGCCGTCTCGTTAGCACCTGGCATGGGTGGCGGAGGCGGTGGCCGAAGTGGCCCTCATGGAAGCGAGGGAGAATATCCAAACCTGAATACCCCCACTCATAAACTGGGTGGCGGATTCAGCATGTCAGGACTTGCCCCTTGGTGGGCAGAAGTTCCTATGGCCGGAATGGCTTTTGGCCTCGACGAAGACATGAAGGTTCGGCAGAACATAGGGGAAGGTCTCCTAATAGCCAACGTCCCAGAGGATCAGCGTAAGGCTGCTGGGGAATCTCTATATAATCGAGTCTCTAATAGCTCTCGCACGTTGGGTTTCTCTCCCGAGAAAATGTCGGAAGCCTACAAAATGTCCGAGACATCTCTCGGAACTCTCTCGTTCGACGATAGAACCAGACTTGAAGAATCTCTGATGCCCTACGCGGCGGCAGAGTCCAAACTGAAAGGAACACCTCTACCAGAATCGCTACGATCGATGATCGGAATGATTCACATGTTTCAGGATTACGATCCTGAAGACATGAAGAAGATCGTTCCGGGCTTCCAGATGTCATCCTTGATGACTCCTGCGACTCTGCCACAGTTCGAGCGCGCTGCGTCGTACCCGGCCATTCTCCACACCGAATTGGGAATGGACCCTCAGACAATCCTCGGTCAGGTCTCCGCGCTCCAAGCAGCCGGTGTCATGAACACTAAGTCTGGTACGTGGATCAAGAATTTCTGGCAGCACATGATGCCGTCAGTTGGCGACTCCAAGTCAGACATATCTCACAACGAAGCTCTCCAAGAACTTGGCCTTAACGACGCCACCAACAATAGAACTTGGGGTCAGACAAGAAATCCTGACGGAAACATAGATTACAATAAGGCTCAGTTCGAAATCGCTAAAATTATGTCGGAGAAGCTTTCCGGCATGAGTGAAGAGAATAAGACTGACCTGTTCCATCGCGCCTTCGGCGAACAGGGCAAAGGGTGGGCTGGTCTTGAGGCTTCTCCAAAGTTCGTCGAGCAGTTGATAAAGCGCCAAGAACT